ATAATATTGGTTAAAATTTGGCGCAACAACTGGAAAATTATTAGCATAATCCATAACATCACGAATTGTAAACCATTGGTTTATAGGCCTAAACGTAACACTTATTTGAAGTTCATTGTATTGTAGTGAAACCAATGGGAATGCTTGTTGTGTCTTAAGATTAAACCATGCGCCTAAAGGAATATATAATGTTTGCCCCATAATTGATGGCTGAGCACCAGCTGGACTGGTTGTATAATAAGCATTTGGATAAGTATTTACGCGAGTTCCATAATTCGCTGGGTCATTAAGTTCAGGAACATTTCCTATCATTTCATTAAATAATGCGAGTTTTTGAGAACTAAAATCTCTTTGAACAGATGCCAATAAATAACGACCTGAATACTCTTGTAATTTTTGATTGCCACATGTTATAGTGATACGGTCTATAATTTGAGCACCTAAATTTTCTATCCATTGAAATTCATATGGAGACCATGGAGTATAAGTTATAGAACCATCAGGATTTTCAATTGATTGTGGTGGAAAAATGGGGGACCAAATATTTGGTAGGGTTACTGAAATGTAACAATCCATTAAAAGGTCCGCATATCGCTTTACTGAAAAATTAAAAGTAGATTCTGTTGTCAAATTAAGCGTAGGTGTTCCTGTATAATCTAACCTAAAATTTTGCTTACCATAATTAGTATATTTTAAATATGTTGCTTTCCAGAAAGTCTTGCTCGGATTACCATTTAATATAATATTTGCTTGTCCTTCTGAAACAAGTTGCATTAATCCTCCTGCCATATTTAGTATATAATATAGAAATTTTTTAATTATTAATTTGAAGATAATATAATTTTACATTTGCTTAAATTAAAAATACTATAATATATTAAGTATGCCAGGTGAATCCACATTTGATTTTAATGCTATTAAGAATTTAAATGAAGAATATCAAAGTTACATAATTATAGCGTTTATTTTTATTATTTTGGCAATTATGATAGGGTATATGATTTATTTAAGTAGATTGGAAAATTCTGAGTGTAATTATATAAATACGTTATATCCATCAGTAGATGGAAACATTAGGTCACTAACACCAAATGACCCTGACTGTTCTGGCAATTTATTTGATTATTATATTAAAACCGCATATAATGCTTGCTCAGGAGGAAGCTACAAAAACGACTATGTTGATGTTTGTAATTTGAAAGCAATACTAAAACAAGGTGTCCGTTGTTTAGATTTTGAAATTTATTCAATTGACAACAATCCTGTTGTAGCGACTAGTACAATAGAAGATTACTATGTAAAAGAAACATTTAATTCTGTTAATTTTAGCGACGTTATGAGCACAATAAAGAACTACGCGTTTTCAGGAGGTACCTGCCCAAATCCTACAGACCCGCTAATTATACATTTAAGAATAAAGAGCAACAATCAACCCATGTATTCAAATTTGGCTAATATATTTAAATCGTATGACTCAATTATGCTTGGAAAAGAATATAGTTTTGAGAATTCAGGTAGGAATTTAGGAAGCACGCCTTTATTGGCTTTCCAAAATAAGGTCATTTTGATAGTAGATAAAATAAATAATGCTTTTTTAGAAAACCAAGACTTTTTAGAATATGTAAATTTAACAAGCAATTCTGTATTTATGAGAGCTTATGATTATTACAATGTCAAGAACAACCCAGATTTAAGTGAATTAACAGAATATAATAAAAGAGGTATGACTATTGTATTGCCTGATGGAGGTGTAAATCCTTCAAACCCAAGTGGGTATTTATGTAGAGGTTCTGGATGTCAAATGGTAGCAATGCGATATCAGTTTGTAGATAATTATCTAGAGGAAAATGCTTTGTTTTTTGATAGAGCAGGTTATGCTTTTTCTTTGAAACCAGGAGAACTCAGATTTCAACCTGTTACTATTCCCACACCTACACCACAAAATCCTGCGTATTCTTATGCTACACGCAACGTTGCTACTGATTACTATAGTTTTAATTTCTAATAAAATTGAATTACTTTATTACTGTGTTGAAGTGATTAAATATATACAAATCAAATCAATAATGACAAATCTTATTGTAAATAATAACTATTTATTAAAAGTCGATAATCATAGTTGCCCTAAAAATATTATAAAAACTTTAAGTAAAAATTACAAACTTATCAAACGAAATGGTAGTAAATTAGTTTTCAGTAACGGTGAAAATACTTTTACATTATGGAACAATCAACGGTTTCATGGAAATTACGCATGTTATATAACTTTGGAAAAAAATAGCAATTATCGAATAACTAAGTATGAGTTAAACTCAAAAAGTGTTTATGTTTGGATAAGAATTTATCCAATTGAACTAACTTATCTGAAATCATATGTATGTATTACAACATTAGAAAAATTTCTCTTTGTCATTGACTTTTATAATAAAATAAATATAAAAAAGAAGATACAAAAGAGAGCTCCCACAATTACAAGAGTATTTCAAGACAATTATGTGGTACGATACATTAGTGAATTTTTGTAAAATAATTTAACATATGTGCGTTAAAATCTTTTATCAAATTTCGTAATGAATTTGTAAAGCTCCAAAAAATGATATAAATGTATATTTATATTATTTATTATATGGATAATATCATACCAAGATTTATATGTTCTGGTAAAAGTTGTAATAAGAATTTTTCTAAAGAATGGGATGAATGTGGATTGTCACATATTAGACTTGAACCATTATCGATAGACAGTGACAAACGTGAAAAAATATGGTTCGCATTGATGAAAATGCGATTGTTTTGTAATAATTGTTGTCAAGACTATACAGATAGTATATGTAATAATTCAAAAATAAGAATCAAAAAGAATCAAATAATAGCATAGCAAATGAACATTTTGAATGATAAAAGGCGGAACATTTACTAAGAGATTAAAAAATATAAAATGTAAAATCAATAGTAGGAATTTCACCTACACTGGTGTCATTTTTTTATACTTTAAGCTGTGAAAGACGAAATCTGTGTAATTCCTTTTCCAATAATTAGCGCATGAATGTCTTGTGTCCCTTCATATGTATTTACGGCTTCAAGATTCAACATATGTCTTATTATATGGTACTCATCTGATATACCATTTCCACCTAACATGTCTCTAGCATTTCTAGCAATATGTAATGATTTTAAACAGTTATTTCTCTTTATAATAGAAATATTCTCTGGAATGGATATATTTTCATCTAACAATCTTCCAATTCTTAAAGACGCTTGAAGACCAAGTGTTATTTCTGATAACATTTCTGTAAGTTTTAATTGAACAATTTGATTCGCAGCAAGTGGTCTATTAAATTGTTTTCTATCCAAACAGTATTCTCTTGCTCTTAAATAACAATCCTCAGCAGCACCAAGAACACCCCAAGATATACCATATCTAGCATTATTAAGACATGAAAAGGGTCCCTTCAATCCTTTAATATTTGGTAGCATATTTTCTTTTGGAACTATAACATTATCCATAAAAATCATGCCCGTGTTTGAAGTTCGTAATGAGAATTTACCTTCAATTTTAGGACATGATAATCCTTTCATCTCTTTTTCTAATATAAACCCCCTTACCTCATTATTTTCATCTTTTGCCCAAATAATAAATACATCTGCGATTGGAGAATTTGTAATCCAATTTTTACTACCATTTAAAATATAATTCCCATCTTTAAAAATAGCCTTTGTTTTCATTCCAGATGGGTCACTTCCATGGTCTGGTTCAGTTAATCCAAAACAACCAATAAGATTGCCTTTTGCTAGTTCAGGTAAGAACTTATCTTTTTGTTCTTGTGAGCCAAATTTATATATAGGAAACATAACTAAAGAAGATTGAACACTAGCGCAACTTCTATAACCACTATCAATCCTTTCTATTTCACGCATAATTAACCCATATGAAACGTAATTTACTCCAGCACACCCGTAACCATTGATTGTAGGACCTAATAAACCGATATTTCCCATTTCCTTCATTATATTTTTATCAAATTTTTCATTTCTGAATGATGATACAACATTAGGCAATAAATAATCTTTTGAAAAATTGTGTGCGACATCTTTAATGTATTTTTCATCATCTGTTAATTGTTTTTCTAATAAAAAAGGGTCTTTATAACTAAAAATACTTCTTGACCCAACCTTACAAAAGCGAAGTCTTTTAAAATTATTATATCTAAACATCATATTATCATATAAAATTTATTCTTTATGTAATATTTTTAATTATTTATAAAAAGTAACATATTTTTATTTTCATTAAACGATACGCATTTTTTATACAAAATAAAATGATTTAAAAAATATATTATACTTATAATAATATTATGGGTCAAATAATAGCAAGAGAACTAAATCCAGTTAATTACAATTGTCCAACTTGTAAAAAAAGTGGAAAACTTCCTAACGCAGCAGGCAGATTTTTTATTGTTAGTTTAACTGAATGTAAATGTAATGGGTGTAATACTGTTTATCCCAAGTCAAAATTTTATAAAACGTTTGTTCCTGATGTTAAACATTATCGTAATTCAAAAAAGGTAACTTTCTAAATCAATATCATCTATTAAGTATTTACATTTAATTTTATCAGCTATTATTTTATAAATTATATCTCTTTTACATTTTTTGAAATATTTAATTTCATTTATAATATGATTCATAGTTACTGCTGGTGACCAGTTATTACTACAAGTATATGAACTACAACATAAACAGCCAATCTTCTTTACTAGTGTTAACATATTACTTTCATATATACTTTTACATCTTAACAATTCAGAATACTTTTTGTTATTATAATAAACTGAAGGAGCAACAAATGGATAATTCATATTTATTATAAATTTATACGATTGTTGTTTTCCATTTAATTCTTCAAATATTGATACTGTTACGGTGTCGTTTTTATTATAATCTTTATCTATATCAGATACTATGACATTGTAATGTTTATATAAATCTTTTAACTCTCTTATTATTCTTTTTTTCACTCCACCATGTATTAAAGTTAAATAATCGTTATTTAGATTAATAGTTTCAGAATCAGTAACAAGTTCCATTAATTAATATATAACATATAGAAATTTTATATATTTATATAATAATTTTATTGTATTATTATATGAAGCAGAAAAATATTTGTAAAGATTTAAATTTTTCAGATTGTGAGTTATCAATTTTACGTATAGCCGTTGATAAAGCAGAAGAAAAAATAGCAAAGCGCGTAGTGAATTCTGAAGAAATAAAAAAAATAATTAAAATTGTAGAGGACTTTATTCAAAAAAAAAATTTAATATGTTATGGTGGAACCGCAATTAATAATATTTTACCTTCAGAAGACCAATTTTACAATAAAGAGGTAGAAATACCAGACTACGATTTTTTTACGTCAAACGCATTACATGACGCAAAAGAATTAGCAGATATTTATTACAGTCGTGGTTTTACAGATGTAGAAGCAAAATCAGGACAACATCATGGAACCTTTAAAGTATTTGTTAATTACATTCCTGTTGCGGATATAACTCAAATCCCCAAGGAAATATTTAGTTCGTTAAAACAAGATTCTATCAGAGTTGGAGGAATATTATATGCTCCTCCAAATTTTTTAAGAATGGCAATGTATTTAGAACTATCAAGACCTGCTGGAGACACAAGTCGATGGGAAAAAGTGTTAAAACGTCTTACATTACTTAATAAAAATTATCCATTAACAACCGTTAATTGTGATAAAATTGATTACCAACGACAAATGGAAAAACAAGAAAAGGAAGATGATATATATGAAAATGTGAGAAAAACCTTAATAAATCAAGGGGTTGTTTTCTTTGGTGGTTATGCGATTTCACTTTATTCACAATATATGCCAAAAAATTTGAAACTTAAATTTCAAAAAATAGCGGACTTTGATGTTTTATCCAATGAACCCGAAACAACATCACAAATAGTTAAAGAGCGATTAAAAGATATAGGTGTTAAAAATACAAAAATTATTAAAAGAAAACCAGTTGGAGAAATTATACCCGAACATTATGAAATTAAAATAGGCAACGACACCATTGCTTTTATATATAAACCAATTGCCTGTCATAGTTATAATGTATTGAATATTCATGGAGATAAAGTGAAAATATCTACTATTGATACAATGTTGAGTTTTTATTTGGCATTTTTATATGCTAATAGGCCTTATTACAATGAATTTTTAGAAAGAATTTTATGTATCTCAAAATTTTTGTTTGAGGTTCAACAAAAAAATAGATTAGAACAAAAAGGTCTCTTAAAACGTTTTAGTATTACATGTTATGGTCACCAAGAATCCGTAGAAGAAATGAGAGCACATAAAGCAGAAAAATTTAAAGAATTAAAACAAAATAGAAATAGTGAAGAATTCGAAGAATGGTTTTTAAATTATAAACCTGATGATATAAAAGGTAAAAAAATGAATAAAAAAGAGGAGAATAATAAAACCAAAAATAAAACGATTAAAAATCCAAGTAAAACTATGAAAAACCCGAACAAACCTAAAAAAAGTTTTCTAGATATTTATGGCAGAAAATCAAGAAGAAATAAGAAAGATTTATACTAATAAATTACAGTAACTCAAATCATATTTATAAACAGTAGGTTTCTAATATTATGATAAAAATATCTTGTAATATTTTTGATAATATTTTATATATTATTGTTACTTGAAATTCACGAGGTGCTACTTTTTTAATATAAATCAATATGTGTATCGATAAAATACATATTCTCTCTACCAATATTTTAATGTAATTAAAAGAAATATTGGAAATGTTCCAATCATTTACATAACTACACATTTGAGTGCTAGATTGTTTAATAAAAAAACTGTGTATATCTAAGAGTCCAGAGAGAACTCTATGATAATTCGTTTTTTCGTTTTTAACATTTAATAAATTGCCTATTTTATCATATCCAAATAAATCCAAATATAAAATTTTTTTCCCTGCTTCTACTTTAAACACATATGGTGTTATACCATCAATGGCTTTATTTTGATATAATATATTCCCATCTATTAAGTAAGGAACAAAAGAAGACCGAATGATGGTATTAATTATTTCATCCACATCTTTGTATGTTGATTTAATAACCTTTGTTCCTTTTTTAATATTGTTATAGCTAATAAAAAATTTGTGGTTTATTTTATCACAAATATCATTAGGAATGTATTCAGCTAATATATTTTTTAACTCTTTTATAATGCTTAAATTATAACACTTTTTAAAATCATCATGAACAATTGCATATAATTTTGACATTAAATCAAGTCTATCAATAAAATAAAGAAATCCAACAATAGAACCTATACTACAGCCAGAAATTCTATCAATTTTAATGAAACTACGTTTTTCCATTTCTTTTAAAAAAAATAAAGCTCCTACAAGATAACTTCCATTAAATACACCTCCATCTAAAACTAGGTCAATCACTAAAGGTGTAGTGGTCGTTTTTATTTCATCTGGTAAATTTTCAATTAATTTATTAACGTATTCTTGAACCATTTGTTTGTTACTAATAAAAATTATTAACTATTTTATTTTATAACGAAAATAGTTAATACTTTATTTTTTGCTGTTTTTCCTTCTTTTGCTGCTATTTTTATTTCTATTTCTTTTTTTACTTTTATTTTTCTTTTTTTTTCCACCAGTATTATTACGGGTTACCTTATTTGGATTTATCGTTCGCCTTTTTATACGTGTGCTAGCAAAAGTAGTTTTTGGATAAATAGGAGGAACTGGTGTTAAAGACGGAAGGTCTAAAGTTTGGTCTCCTAAATTATCTTCCGCAACTGGTTGTTGCTCCTCTATTTGTCTGGTATAAAGTGTCTTGCCAGTATTTCCTATTTTACTTTGTGTTCCTTCATCATAATCAAATAATAATACCGAATTTTTATATTCTTTATTAAATGGCGTTGCTCTGTTAAGGTCTCTTGATACTCTGGTTTTATTTTTAGGTTTTGGCATTATTTGAAAAAGAGGGACTGTATTATCATTAATATCATGATTTTCTATTGGCGGAAGTGTATTCATTTATATATATAAATACTAAATATTAAATTACACTTTTTTATTCAATAATATTCTATTCATAAAATCATCTACGTTTTTATTACTGACATAGATATTAATTAATTCAGCAGGTGAGTAAAAATTGGGTTTTATTTTTGCTAATAGTTTCTTGTTTATTTTTTCACCAAATAAATGTAAATATAATTCAGAAATAGTATTATGACTAGCATTAGTTAGTTCATGTGTAATATCAATCCTACCTGGTCTAGTTAAAGCGTTATCTAATTTATCATAGTGATTTGATGAAATTATTAAAATTCTGCCAGGTGTTTCACGAATGCCGTCCCATAAATTTAGAATATCATCCAGCGTAATAGGCTCATCCACCATATTTGAAACAGTTGTTTTGTTCATTTCATGTATGCCTTGAAAAACGTCACTGATTTTAACTGTATCTTTGTTTAAAGCATATTGTTTATTATTTTTTGTATAATAATCTCTACTATTTGACTGTGATTTTTTATTGTCTCTACTTAAAACAATATCACCTATACAATCAATGTCTTCAAAAACAATAATTTTTTTATCAAATGAAATAGAACACTCTTCGTTTTTATCATTATATGTATTTTCAAAGAAAAAATGTTCAAGTTGGCTTTTTGTTTTGATAATTTTAAGTGGCAATACAATAATATGTCTGCCAGTGTAATTAGCAATCGCCTTGATTAATGATGTTTTGCCTGTTCCAGGTGGTCCATGTAATCCAATACCAAGTGAATATGGAATCCCTTTTTCATAATACCAATCACGATTATGAATAAAAAAGTCTAATTTTTCAATTAACCCTTTTTTACCATCAAAGAAAATATTATTTAATGTTCTTGAACTTTCAAATAAATCTTCTCTCCAAGAGCTAAATCTAGATTCGTCATCAGATTTACATGTTATTTTGTCGAGTATATAAATAAACCTTTTATTTTCCCTACTATCTTTAATGCTTATTAAATATTGTTCAGTTATATTATCAATATATTTTTTTAAATAACTAACTGAATATAAATAAGAATAAACTATTATAATAATTTTATCAATATTAATAGTTATTTTTTCTTTATCATCCTTACTATTTTCATTTTCAACAACGACACTAAAATAAATATTATCGTCAATACTAAAATGTTTATTTTGTGATACCATAAAAATGTCACTATTTTTCCTTTTCTCTTCGTTTGATGAAGATGCTTGAAAATTGGTATGAGTCTCTTTAATTTTATATATAGATTGAGTTTTATCAATATTTTTAATTATATAATCACAAATAGCTTTAAATCTATCGCTATATACTGAAGAAACAAAATGTGATGGATTATAACCAGTAACAGATGAACTTCTTTTTCCTTCAATAATTACAGTTTTTTTTTTATAAAGTAAATTATAAATTGTATCAACATTACAATGCGAAAATATGTTATTTAAATTATTCTCATAAATATAGTTAATTAAATAACCAACCAAACTAATTACAAGACTGGATAAAATCGTATCAATAGCAGTATTTCCAGTTTTAAAGTAATTAAACAATGTTATTTTTGCAAAATTAGTATAGTTATTTTTTAGTATGTCAATAAAATCCAGCATTATAAGTTATAAAGTATATGCATAAACATTTAAACTGTTTAATTATAATTTAAAAAGCACTAAAATATACGGTGATTTTATTTAATAAATAAAATAACAACCCAAACAAAACACTATTAAATAAAAAGCCATTTATGTTTAAATTACCATCATTGGAAAATAGGACAGGAAAATAGTTATAAAGAATCTTTCTAAAAAATGGAAGTTGAAATAAAAAAAACATGACTGCTAGTAATAGAGGTGTTTGTATTTCACTATACATATCATCAAGACTATTTTGTCTTTGTGTGTTTTTGTTATAACTATCAACCATATCAGATGTTTCCTCATAATTTTTGATATAATCTACATTATTTTGAGGTTGTGGAACAAAATTTGGTTGTACTTGTGGGTCATTACTGTGGTTATTCGTATTTATAGGAATATCTCTAGAAGGCAACTGTGTAACACCTGTAAGACTAGCTTGTTGAAGACTATTCACAATTTGATTAATAGTAGTTTGGTCTAAACTAAGGCTCCCTGATGGTATTTGTTGTTGTGACACAATAGAATTTTCAACAGCTGATATAGATATATTGTTACTAATACTTCCTCCGCCAACAGGGTCAGTAGGCAAATCTAAAATACTTGTTGTATCGCTCATAATTATTATAAAGAATGATTGATTATAATAATTACGCAAACCTTATTCAAAACTTATAGTTTTTGCGTTTATTCTACACTTAGTCGCAACTGGATTATATTTCATACATTTACCATTATTTTTATATATTTTATCTTTAAAATTATCTAAAGGTGGAGCATGAAAAATAATACAATTTTGGTCCTTACAAACTGTTCTGAATAATGATGCTAATCCAAACCCTAACAATATTGACATTAAATATTTTCCAGTTTCAGTATGCACGAATTTTCCTAGATTTAATCCCATTTATATATTTTGAATATTTTATATATTTTATATATTTTAAAGATTTAATGGTTTATTATGTTTGAATAGGAATAGTCGCTATTAATGACTCATCTTTTGGACAATCAACTATTTCTTCTTCAAAATAAAAACAATTTTCGGCTTTATCCTTGAATAAAACACTATTCACATTTTCTGGACTTGGATAAATATAAATTGTTTTCATTTCTGGACCTAACACATATATAAAAAATAATCCAATAGCAAAGCTAACTAAAAAAATTGGTATTGAAATATAGTTTAATATCATATATAATTATGGTATAAATTATATTTTATAAATTATTTTATATTCAAATAAAACCATTATTGAAATTTAAGGTCTTAGCTAAATTGGCATTTAATGTATTTTCAAGCATAGTATAGTTACGCACTCCATCTTTTTCTGAATATAGCTTTAATAATGTTTCTTTATAAGATGAGGGTTGTAGTTTAAAATAATCATTATATATTTTATTACCAAAATCGTAATCATCATTAGATAATTTTGTAGGAGGCAAAATTAAATCTTTTGGAGAAATAAAAGAACATGCCTTCCTATTTTTACGAGCAACAAAACAATTATTTACAAACTCGGTCATCCAATCTGTATTTGATTCTAAAGCGGTTTGGAGTTTAGGGGGAAATTTATCCCAAAGACTCTGATATTCAGTGGTATTCCATTTAACAGTATCATTTTCAATAGTAGGCACTCCAGTAGGCTCTTCAGTAGGCTCTTCAGCACTAGGGTTAACTTCTTCATTTTCATTTTCACTGTCAGACTCAATTATAATATTTTTTTTGGCTTTCATAACTTTTAATCCTACATCATATTTTATAACTTTATTATCTCCACAATATTCTAAGCTTTTTATGGAATATTTATTTTGAATTAAATGATACGTATTAGTATCTTCATTATAAAAAACAGCATTTTCTTTATATGTTAACTTGTTTATTTTCTCAAATAATGGTTTTACACTTGTAGAATAAATATTAACAGCATCACGCACATATTGATTATTATCTGTTTCATTAAATTTTACAATACATTCTTTGATTTGTCTAATAAAATCATAAGACTTCTCAATATCTTCATTTAATTCTCTTTTTTTTTCAGAATTATCAACAATGTCAAAATATACTTTAATATAATTTTCCAATAATGATGTAAAATGTGAAACATAATCTTTGATATCATCAAATTGTTGAACTGCTTTTTCTGTTGTAATATAACCAAATAATAATTTGTTTTTCGTATCAATTATCTCGTTTTTATAATCTTTAATCTCCTTTTCAATTTCTTTTAAAATTTCAGGTAACAATTGACATTTTCCAATTTGTAATGAAATATTAAGATTACATGGGTCTGCTATAATTCCACACACAGCTTTTAATTCCCTATATTCATCTTTGTATTGGTCTTTTAGAAGATTTTCTGGGTAATATTTAATTGAAAAAATAGTTCCACCAGGTCTTTTACAATTTACACATTTTGGTTTAAGATTTTTAAATTCTGTCCTTTTTTCTTTAGAACTTAAGTTAGGATTATTTATAATTTTTTTCTTATTTAAATTAATTTCTGTTTCATATTTATTTTTTAATTTATAAAATTCATTCGTTACATTTTCTACAGAATTATCAGAAACTTCCATTATATATTTATATCTTATAATTTATTTTTATTAAATTGAATTTATTATGACACTCTAATAAGTTGGTTTTGAATTTATATTGTCGTATTCATTCTCCCAATTTGGCAATCCTGTGATTAATTCTTGATGAGCAATACGTTTTGCTTGTTGAAAATTTTTAATTTTTGATAAAATATACTGCTGCTTCTCTCTGTTTTTCATTTCTATTTCAACTGGTGTAAGTTTTCCTTTATATTTATACAAAAGTATTAATCCTAAAAGAAGCAAAAATGCTATAAATAGACCTATATTAAAAACTGTATTATGAAATGTATTTCTTATGATATTACATTGTTTTAACGTTTGATTTAAAAAATATTTTACGCCTGGTTCAGTTAGAGCTGGTTTAGAAAATTCATCAAAGTCCATATTATTTATAGTTAAAAATATAAAATAAATTATACATATTATTATATGGCTAGCTCGTATTTAAATATAGTTACTTTTTTATTCACTACATTATTTTATTATTTGGCATTAAAACCAAATTTAACATACGATACTTTAAAAAATCCAACTGAATATAAAAATTACATTAGTAACAATTACATTTATTTAGGTATTTATGTATTATTGGTTATCGTAATTCAATTTATGGTTAATGCTTCTATTATATCATCTACGTGTGGTGGAAATATAACTGAAAATATGGGATCAGCAGGAATTGTCACGTTTTTACCATGGTTGTTTATTTTTGGAGTATTAGTATTAGTATTAACTATATATCCAGGATTTAAAAGTGCATTCGCTGATGTCGTTGGTTACTATTATGTTTATAATTCAGCAAATAAAGTAATCACTGAATTATTACTTGATAAAGATATTCAAAAACAAATGGATAGTGACACTACAATAACGAATGAACAAAAAGACGCAATGCAAGAAGCCGCTGACGCAATTATTAAAATTTGTGGAAATAATTCTATTTTAATTAATCAAATAGTGCCATCTAATTTCAATGATTATTTAGCTATATTAAAACCATTAATGAAACCAAAATATCAAACTGATGTTAATAATTCTGTAATAAATGAACTTTTCGATTTGGTTGTAACACGCGACAATGTTGGAGAAGCAATGTGGTTTATTTATACTGGTCTTTTATTGACCTCAATAGTTCAATTAAAAATTACCACTGGCGGATGCTCTAGTAGTCCACAAACAATGGAACAAAATTACCAACAGTTTTTGGAAAAAGAACAATCCGCAAAAGCTAGTCAAGAAAAGTCTACAGATACAACTTACACCATTACAAGTTAAATATGATATGACAGAAGTCTAGATTCAATTCTTTTGTAAAATTAATTTATTTTTCTAATATATAAAATGTCTAAAAAAGATTTAGAAGCTAATTTTGGTATTTCAGAAGTTAAAGAAGGTATTTTTGAACCTAGACCTAAACATGCACATAAATATAGTCCTGTTAATCGCGATGATTTTGGTTCTAAACATCCTCATAGACAAAGTCCTAAACCTCAATTAAAACAACCTCTAAAACCTGTTATAGAAGCCAAAGTGGAATCTGAAGTGGAACCTGTTGTCGAATCCAAAGAGGAACCTGTTGTTGAACTCAAAGTGGAACCAGTTGTCGAATCTAAAGTGGAACCAGTTGTCGAAGCCAAAGAGGAACCACTCGTCGAAGCCAAAGAGGAACCACTCGTCGAAGCCAAAGAGGAACCACTCGTCGAAGCCAAAGAGGAACCACTCGTCGAAGCCAAAGTGGAACCTGTTGTTGAAGCCAAAGTGGAACCTGTTGTTGAAGCCAAAGTGGAACCTGTTGTTGAAGCCAAAGAGGAACCAAAATCATTTTTTAAATGTGGATGGATTGATTTTATAAAAAAAATGTTATTTAATAAATAAAATATATAACGGATACGTTTCGAGAAACGCGAATTTTATAATTTATATTCAAACAGATAACCTTTGTGATTTTTAGCAAACATAATATAATAATATAATACTTTATATGATTATACCAATAGGTTTACAATGTACAGCCGCCACTTTTAAAAAAGAAATTGAAAATACTGCTTCATTACCTTTTGATTGGATATTTGCTATTCCATCATTTGTTTTTGAAATGTTAGAATTATTACTTGAAAAAAATATTAACACTGAAGATTTAGTTAAAAATCATTTTTTCTATTGTAAAAAAAGAGCAAATGTAAATCGCTTGGAACATTATTACACTTGTGACAATGGTTTTGCTTTATACAATACTAAATATAATGTTATATTTCCACACGACAAAAATAATATTGATACTATTAATAAATATATAAGAAGATTTGAAAGGTTAAAAGATATAATATTAAATTCAACAGAATGCTTATATTTCGTATATATATCTCAATCTTCATTAGTAAATGGTAATTTTACAATTGATGGTAATATTGTAATAAATGATGTGTATTTTTATTTATCTAAGATATATAAATTAATTGGTAAATTTAGAAATAATTATAAAATGATATTATTTGACACAATACAAGAAGAACAAGTAGAATTATTAGACAAAAATATTTTTTTATATAAATTAAATAAATGTAATGCTTGGGGTGAATTATTGCCTCAATTGAGGGAACACACAAATTTTTTTACAAATAAATGCATCATCTAAAATTCGTTTTGCTTTAATTAATTAACATTCATAATGATTCTTAGAATAACTTTGGTTGCGCTACATAATACATAACAACTAAATAACATACTATTCCTAAAACTAATGACACCAACCAAATAGGTAATATTGTTTTATTTTTATATCCTATTCCAAATTCTCTTATGCTTCCATCTTTATTATAAAAACATGTGGGTTTTATCATTTGTATTAAACTAAAAATTATAACGAATAATATAATAGCAACAGTCGTTATATTCTCTCTAATATACTTTCTATACATCTTATATATAATTATAAACACTTTTTTATAATTATATTTCTCTAAAACTATTTTTAATTATAATTATCGTAATCCTGTTCTTCTTCTTCAGGTGAACCAACACCATCTGTATTTCCATCAAAAAAGTCATCGTTCATATAAGACATATCATTTGCTTCTTCATCTATTTCTCTATCATTTTCTCTTTCATCAAGATAATCTTCTACTAGCTGATCTATATTTTCATCAGTAACGTTTTTGTTCTTTTTACGAATGATTTTTTCAGCTGACGCCATTTCATCTCTAAAATCTCTTTCTTGGTCATAAAAATCTTTATCGAGTGTTGTAAGTCCCTTTTGTAATCCTTTGCTATACATTCCCAATTTATTAATCTTCAAAATAGTATCTATATCTCTTGTTTCATCCGTCAAATTTTTAAGTCTGTCTGTAACCATATCCTTTTCTTTTTCTCTCAATTTAAATACTCTATCTTGAATTTCTTCGTAAGAAATATCAATGGTATCTTTTTGATTGTTCATTATATCTATGAAAGCAATTAGCAATTGCGTAACTTTTTGTCTTAATTCTTTTTTATTACCAGTTAATAACCTAGTATCCTTTTCATTTCTATTACTCATTGTAAAATCAACTCGAGTTTCTCTCTCTTCCAAGTAATCTACAGAAAATAAATCAGTTACATCAACATTTTTAGACACTTCAGTTACAATCATATCATCTTCATCTGCTAATTCTATGTAGTTAATTAATGTTCTTAATAGATAATACTCATATAAAAATCGACTGGTTCTCTCATCAAGAACTGGTTTAAGTTCCCTTTCACTGGTTTTAATGCTAGAAAAACAAGGAGTTTCTTTTGCCATTTTAACTAAATTACGCGACGTTTTTTGTATTGTTGTTAAAACGTTTGTTACACTAGGCAACCCATAAAAAGTTTTAAGTTTTTCATAATAACTATTTATATATTTTTTTAATTTTTTAGAATGATTCAATGAAAAACCTAAATAATTAGGTATTAATACATCATTATAATCCACTTGATTCAATATAATATTTGGAAATATGGTTACAAAATTTTCAATAAATGTTCTGTAAAAATTAACAATTCCATATAACTTATCATTTGATATTTTGATATCTTCATTACGCGTGGATTCATCTGCTACCCAGTTAGAAATATTTAAAATGTAAGCCTGCGCTTTTTTAACGGAACTTTTAGTTATATTAGGACCATTGTTGTTACCAATAAATTCAATTAATTCTGACTTCATTGATTCAATATTTTTAATCAAAAAATTATTCAGGTCTTTAATTTCTTTAGTTGTATCTTCAGATGCTATATCAAATGTATCAAGAGCGTTTGTAATAAGGTCTCTTAATGACCTTTCTACAACTTCATCATTTTCCATATCAATTGATTCCAATGTTCCAACAAATTTTGTTATAGATGATATTTCAGGTGTATTAAAATCAATATTAATTACATTGTTTCTTGAGACAAGCTGTAAAAGTCTTAAAAATTGGTCATTTGAATAGTTTCTACCGTCATCTTTTAATTTTTGAATAATCCTATCAATTGAATCATTTGGATTAATCAATGTGCTATCAGGCTTATCAGAACAAAAAGGTAGAAAATCTGTAGGAATTGGCATGAGTGACTTAAATTTACAGAAATATATAAAAGACAAATAAATTGTTTTTTCATCAAACTGGTTACTCAAAGGTGGGTATTTATTCTTTGTATTAACATTACTATAAAATAATCCACTCTTTGAATAAAATGTAATATCAGAAAGTATATTAGTCAATCTACTTACGGTTTCATTGTATTCTAATATTCTAGGGTCTTCTTTTACGAAATAACCTATGGTTGTTTCTCCTTCCTGGCTTTCGCAACAAGCATTTTCAAGATAAGGGTCATTATTTGAGGTATGTAAAATTAATTTATGTTTTTTAACAACTTCTTGTATTCTTTCTTGAATAGCTAGAGAGAACTGAATAATTTTTGAATCAATTACTAATAATTTTTCTCTCTGTTTTTCTGAACCAGACCTTAAATCATTAATTAAACCTTTTTTAAACTCGTCTGATACATTGACTAAGTTTTTAATCGTGAATGGAAACAAAGGAGGTAGAAAATGCTTCCATTTTGCGATATCATGTTCTTGTGGAATTTCACTAGCTGGATTAGTTAGCAAATATTCTGTTTTTTCATCAAACATTCTTTTAACGTCTGGAATTTCTAACAAAACACTGTCAATAGACCCCTTAATTTTGTTAAGTATAACGTCCATTTTTTTACCTTTCAAGACATTCCATGGTTCACCCGATTCTCTAATGTCATAAGCTACACATCCTATATAATTTAAACTTGATAAATCACCAGCGCCTTCAAATGGATACCCAGAAAAAGACCTTACACACCCTGGATGTGTTTTTCTTGTTTTAACAGATGGTATAACTGTTTGTACAGAAATTAAAAACATACCAAGTGTATAATATAAAATTGCGGTGTTATAAAAATCTTTATAAGAAGCTATTTTTTTCGCTTTTTGAGCCATTTCTTTCACTTTGTTTTTGTAGTCATTCTCTGATTCTAACGTATTTCTTAAAGATGATAAAACACAATTCATTATAAATTCTTTTTGGATTTCAATATTAATTCCCATAGCAACTGACATAGCATTAACAATATTATTAATCATTATTGTGTCTGGTGTGTCATATTTAATGATAGACTCTTTAGTTACAGATACAATTTTATTTCCAGCTTCATCTTCTAGAATGCTACGTGTAGAAACTTTAAACCCATCTTCATATCCTTCTTCAATATCAAAATCTACAGGACAAATAGGCCATCCGCTATTTTCATCGCACCACCAATCACCATCATCACTCAATTTTCCAATTTTGGATTTTACTATTTCCAAAAAATCCTTGTATCCATTTGGGTTTGTTACATAAGAACATGCTAATTCAAATTTAAATTTTGGCAATAAAGGCGTATCCGTTTTTAAACAGTATAACCAATGGTCTTCTTCAGTGCTGTTATCAAAAGCAATCCTACTTTTTGTAGATGTATATGTATTTACAAACCTAACAATATCGTGTTGTTTCTTTACAAAATCCTTTTGCTTTAATATAAGATTTAATAATTTTAAATTTGGTGAAACTGCTTTAATATCTATATCATCTTCAAGAGTACTACCTAATTTATATTTTTGATTATTATATTTCAACATATTAACTGTTTCTATTTTGGTTATAATTCCAATAATTCCCAAAAAATACTCAAACTTTTCCTTGATTTCTTTTGAAAATTCTTCTTTTGATATCTTATATTTTGTATCAAATTCATTAATTACATCTTTTAATAATTTGTTTTGAATGCCTAACTCATCAGAATGAATGCTTACGCATTTGTCATCTACTTTATCAGGAACATTTATACATTTCTCTTGTAAGTCACATAATAAACTAGATTCATCTGTATTTATTTTGCCCGACATTTCATCATCAAGCGACCATTTATTATGTTTACGAACATAATAATCAACTTCTTTATTTATGTCTTCATTGTAACCCTTATATAATATAGCATATTGACCATCCATTACCTTTTTATGACCATCTAGCAATGTATTACTCAAATAATCCGCATCTATTTCAGAAAGATTCTTTTTGTTTATTAAATCATTAGCAATATGAATCTTCAAATCTTCAGGATTCATGGTTATAATTTCTTTCGAATAGTCAGCATCCAACATTCCATAATTTGTTTTATCGTATTTTTTGTCAAAATATATGGTTTTATCATTGTCATCATTTAGTGCCTCTAATGAGTTATACATTTTTGCTATAGTCATTGTTTTACATTTGTCGTCTTTTTCTTCCTCCTTTGCTTTTTTGTCCAAATTTATTTTTTCACTATTTAAAATGCTGGACAATTCATTAGGAAACATTAATGGCACATTTTTTAATGATAAAGCAGTTGTATACAGTCTGCTACAATCTTTAATCATTAACTTGCGTAATATTTCAGAATTAGTAAATTCGCCAGTATGAATCGCGTTATTTGCGTTAATATCATAGCCACTAGTAAATACATCAAGACGCATATCATTCTCCTCATTATCCTTACTTAAAATAGTAATAATTGAATACGCATTTGAAGATATAACAGGAGTTGATTTGATTTTACTCAAACTCATAAATAGTCTGGATTTATCAATAAAGTTTTTGTTATATTTTGATATTTCACTATCAATAAATTCGATAATTTGAACATATTGTTGGTAAGTCAGGTCATCGGTATATACTAAAAACGGTTCAAGGTATCCTACTACGTCTACAATAGATAACTTACCATTAATATATTTTTTCACTAATTCAAAAAGAATTTTGGTTTTTGGAACAATAGTTTCGATAAATTTATTGTAAATTTCCTGTTTAGTTATTCCTTTAACCTGGTTATCACCTAAATTTAATATATAATTTTTAACATTATTAACAAAGTTATTCTCATTAAAATCTATTTCTTTATTTAAATCTTCAACAAATATTGGATTAACAGCCGTTTTTTGCTTTAAAAATTGCCAATAATTTAAAAATATCAAATTTAAATTTGCTCTTTCTAACATGTTTGTTCCTGGAAGATTTATTTTTGAAAATCTAATAGCTGGTTCTGGCAAAGTAACAAAGGACTTTATGGATAATGTATCAGAATTTGTCATATTGACTCTTGTTGTAATTAATTTGCTACTTGTAGAATCTAATGTATCTAATTTTGTAAGACCCATATTATATTTTTGTATTACAAATCGTCTTGTTCTAATATTATTGTTATTAAATACAGACGAATACATGTCTTCCAAATTATCAATAATTACATTAATATCAGATTTCGTTTTTTTTTCAATAATGACATTAGATGTATTTTCATCATTAATTAAATCAAATGGTGTAAAAAAAGGGTCTAACTCGCTGTACAACGCGGAATACTTGTTTTGGTCAGTTGGCAATGTATTAGCTTTATAATTTTCGATGAGTTCATTGATTTTATCAAGGTCATTACCTAATTCTATATTAACGACATCTGTATTTTCCTCATCAAGGTTATCTACGTTATACACCTTTTTAATATTTTTAACAACAGGTAACAACCAGAATAGGTTTTGTTTAAAAGAACCAAAATATTTTATTAAAGGTTTATATGTGGCTTCTTTAACAACTGCGCCTTCAACATTACCATATTGGTCAAAAAATGAAAAATTCTCTCTCAATTGTTTAAATCTTTCTATTACAATATGAATATTGTTCAGAACTGACGCAGTTCTCTGACTACTAGGTATAGTTGATAATAATTCATCTAGTAAATCACTCACTTGTGTTTCAAGACTATATCTTTGAAATTTGCTTGATACATCAACATATTGAACAATTGGACCTAATTCTTCATCTCCAAATTTAATTTGGTCAGCTTTAATTATAAATTCCCTCAATTGGTCCTTGATATTTTTGGTAGGGACACTAATTTGTATTTTTTCAGTATCAATAAATCTATGTTCTTTTTCCTCAACGTCTTCTTGTAATCCTTCTATTTCTGGAACTTCCTCTATCGATTGTTCTGTTTCTTTGATTGCTTCTTGCGGTTTATCTCTAATTTCAAAATAATCAATTGGCAGGTCTTCAGGAATTCCTTTGTAATCAAAGTTTATATACAATGTATCTCCGTCACTTGTTTTTACTTCAATCATATCTTCCTCCAAATTTGTAATTTCTCCTGTAATGATAACTGGATAGTCGCCTCCAAAATAAATATTAACCCATTTATTAGGTAATAAATCATGTTGTTTAGCATAGCTAGGGGTATCACTTCTACTCAATACCGCAATACGTGTGATATTTCCATCACCAATAACTCCGTCTTCAGATATTTTAACTTTTGTTTTTTCAAGTGTATCTGTGTTAATCAAATAAGCTTTTGATTTATCTATATAATCAATAATAAATATTTGGTCATTTAAGGTTTCGTTTAAAGGGTTGCTTATTTGAATAACATCTCCTAATTGTAACTCTATTATGGTTTCATTTTGTAGAGTCTTATTACTGACATCTTTTTCACTTTCTGATGATTGTAATGACATTTGTTTCTATATTTATTATAGAATTTTTTATGCTTAAGTAAAAATCAATAAAAATATAGTTTAAAGACTATTTAATTATTAATAATAATTGTATTAATGGAACCAAACTCTATTTTTTTAGCAAATTTATCAGCAATAGATGGTTTTAATGAAATCATCAATAATAATGATGATACAAATAGTTCTAATATACTAAAAGTTACCAAACATGATAGTAACAACAAATTAATTGATTACTCTTATAAAATTATTAGATACGATAAAAATATATTGTCTATTGATTTGATACCCACATATGGGTTGTGCCGTTCAATTATATTAAATAGTGATAATAACGTTGTGTCATTTGCTCCCCCTAAATCTATTCCATCAGATGTATTTATAAAGAAATATTCTCAAGATAAAAATAATGTAATTGCTCAGGAATTTATTGAAGGAACCATGATTAATGTATTTTGGGATAATACTATTGGGCTGTCTGGCGCATGGGAAATAGCCACACGTAATTCAGTTGGTGCTAAATCTAGTTTTTATAAATCGCCTAATAGCAAAACTTTTAGAGAAATGTTCTTAGAAGCAGCTTTGAAAAACAATTTAGTTCTCGACAATTTGAATCGTTGTTATAATTATAGCTTTGTTTTACAGCACCCTGAAAATAGAATAGTCGTGCCATTTAAGAAACCACAGTTGTATTTAGTTGCTGTTTATCAAATTGATAACAGAGATAAAAATAATATTTGTGTTTATTCAATGGATATGAGTGAAATAAGATGTTTTGATTGGCAAAATTCTAAGATAAAATTCCCACAAATTTATGAATATGAAAAATATTCCGATTTAATTGAAGAATATGCTTCTATGAATACACCGTATGATATTTTAGGTGTAGTTTTATTTAATTCTATTACAGGGGAAAGAACTAAAATCAGGAATCCTATTTATGAACAAGTTAGACAGTTGCGTGGAAATCAACCGAAACTTCAATATCAATATTTGTCTTTGAGGAAGGACGGAAAGGTTGCGCTCTTTTTGAAGTATTATCCTGAAAACAAAAAAGATTTTTCTATTTTTAGAGACCAAATACATTTATTTACTGAAACGCTTCATTCTAATTATGTTTCATGTTATATAAAGAAAGAAAAACCACTAATGGAATATTCTAACCAATACAGAACGCACATGTTTAACCTTCACCAAATATATATGAATGAGTTGAGGGAAAAGAAACTTTACATAACCAACACATTCGTTATTAATTATGTTAATAATTTACATCCGTCACTTTTGATGTATTGTTTAAATTTTCACATGAGGAAAAGAATGGTAGATTACATTTCAGCAGAAAGTGATGTATAATTTTATACATATGTAATATTTTCTATCAATTCGGATAAATGGTCATCATGATATAACGGATACCAATTTTGGTGTTTAACTATACTTTTTACTGTTTGATTTTTTGATGGTGTATAGTCTTCATCTAACATTATATATATAATTTCTTTTTTGCTATCCAAAGCACTGTTTATTTCTATAGTTTGATAATACGACCTGAGTGTTTCCTTAGAAAGACATATTATAAGACAATATGATGAATCCATTATATTTTCTATTTTTTTTGAAATTTCTGCGCTACTTAACAATTCAAATCCTTCACATGTAGATTCACTATAAATGATATTATAATCTTCTTTTTCTAACCGTGACCGTAACTTTTTAATATATTCATTTGATTTTTCTCTATAATCATATGATATGTATATATTTTTTGATATAGCAAAACTGCTTCCAGCACCCATGGTTATTTAAATACTTATTAATTTCCATAATTAAAAAGTATTCAATTTTATTAAATAATATATATTTCAAAGCAACTTAAAGAACGATGGGTCGGGAAGGAATATTTTTTTCCCAAAAGTATTTCAGGTTTTGGATTTTGGACATTTATAAATGTCCATTTTTCAAAAGTGCTTACATTTTGGGGAAAAAGGAAGCCGTCACTGCATAATTGAAAATTACCGTCTGGTTTATAAAATTATTTTTTTTAGTTTGTTACCATAATTTTTTTATTATTTTTGCGGAAAAGTATTTAGGAGTTTTTCTGTTGCTATTATATAGTGTAAATGACAACAGAAAAAACGAAAAAAAACGAAAATAATTACTGTTGCGAAATATGTGACTTTAATACGTGTAAAAAAACGGATTATACTAGACATATCGTCACTCAGAAGCACATTAACAACATTACGACAGACAATAGCAACGTAAAAAACGAAAAATTCTGTTGCAAAGTTTGTAATAAACTATTTATTGATAGAAGTGGGTTATGGAGACATAAGCAAAAATGTAAATCGAAAAAAAAAACTTGCGAAAGTAAAGAATTATGTGACAATGATTTAATTATTATGTTAATCAATGACAATAAGGAATTACGTAATTTGTTATTAGAACAATCCAAGGAAACAAATGAATTACAAAATACTATATTAGAAGTTATAAAAAATGGAACTTATAATAATAATTCACATAACACAAATTCTCATAACAAATCATTCAATTTACAATTCTTTTTAAACGAAACCTGTAAAGATGCCATGAATATTATGGATTTTGTTGAATCCATTCAGTTACAACTTTCTGACTTAGAAAAGGTAGGAGAAATTGGTTATGTAGATGGCATTTCTAATATTATTGTGAAAAACCTAAAAGCACTTGATGTAACCCAAAGACCAGTTCATTGTACTGATAAAAAGAGAGAAGTATTATATGTAAAGGATGAAAATAAATGGGAGAAACAAGATGAAGATAATGTCAAACTAAGAAAGGTAATTAAGAAGGTGACAGATAAAAATATGAGATTAATACCAAAGTATAAAGAGAAATACCCTGATTGTAACAAAAGTATTTCAAGATATTCCGACCAATATAATAAAATCGTGGTAGAATCAATGGGTGGTTC